TATCTTAGTTTCATAATGTGTGCTTACCTTAATTGTGCGTCGCTTGATTAAATATTGATAGTATTCTTCATCATTAAAAAAAGTTTTAGGTGTGTTATATCTCATAATAGGATTACTCTGACTCTGTGTCTAAATAGTTTTTTGCTTGGTTTGCTAAAGTTTCATCGAAATGATCAGCTTTGCCTTTCTTCGATTTTCTTTCGTATCTGTTTATTGCTCGGTTTGCCCTTCTGCCGCCGAGAGCGCCGCGGAACCTTGAGGCAGCAATATCCTCGGCTGCTTGCCTGTCTCTCTCAAGTTGTAGTCTTTTTTCATATGAGGCACGGTCACTTACATTTTCTTTTGTAGACGGCTCTTTTAGTTCGACATCATACATAAGCCCTCTATTAATTGGATCGCCAAACATATCATAGCCATTTGTTTTCTCGTGTATCACATTAAAATCAAGGTTAATACTAAAGTTTTGTGGCAATACAACATTTGGACCACGTTCGAACATGGCAGTACTTTTGACATCTGTATTAATTCCAACGTTATTTATTGCCGCTAAAATACCCATGTCTGCAGAGGCGTTGCCTTTGGCGCCATATTGACCAAACATTGAGGATCTTGGTCTTTCGTCACCGAATGCCACACCCGGGGCGAGTGTATTTTTTTGTATCAGGTTCATTACTTTAATTCTAACCAAAGGCGCTTGTGTGATCGTGTAATTTTCTTCATGACCAGCAAGGGCAATACCATCATATGTAGAATACTGCATTTGCGCAAGTTTTTGTATTCGACCCATGTTTTCATAAGCTTCTTGTTCAGAAGATGCCGGTACATCGAAAGCAAGACTAATTGTTCTTCTGGTGCTAGAATACGTATAGATCGGATCGGTGCGGCCGAAAACTACCTCAGATTTCCATTCATTATTAAAGTTTTCACTGTAGTTTGTAATAAATGCTTTAAAAAATACTTCTTTACCAGAACCCAGGTGATGGAGTGAGATGACAAATTTGCCGCCATTGGCCAAAGCGTCGGTGCCGTCGACTATACCTTGATTTCTCTCCGTGACACCATATTTAGACTGCCAAAAGAAATTAGTATCGTCTGTTACGTCTGACATTTAAACTCTCCATACTATAAAACGGCTTCTTTGATTACGCCGCCCACTAAATTAATTACCTTCTTATCAATTTCTTTACCATCTAGATTCAAAGATATGTTTATTACTTGCGGTTGCCCATTGGTTCCCTCGGCAAGTTGTCGATTATAATTCGGATTGGCTACACCGGGACTATCAAACGGGTCAACTGCTGCAGTTTGCAGCTCACTTGCAACCTTTACTGTATCGCCCATAAAGATGCTTTTGATGCTGTCTGGTACCATATCAAGCGTAGGCTGTATAATCTCCATTAGAAGGGCCCCTATGGTGGTCCAGGGCGCTAAAAAGGCTTCTATTAGTGCAGTTGCGGTTTCAAGCATTGCTGAAGCGCCTCCTTTAATCGGATCTGTCAAACTAGTTACCATGTTCATACCGATATCCATCATGACTTTAGAGGGTGATGCTATTCCAAGAAAGCTTTCAATTCCCTTAATTGCCTCATCGAATCCATATTCAAGTGTTTCACCAAGAAAAGAAAAATCTAATTCTTCCCACGCTTCGTTAAATCCAATACCAAGAGAGTTGGTCATGGTTGAAAGCTTATCAACCATGCCGAATGTCATATAGTCAATAGCCTCGGCCGCGCCTTTTCCGAGGCCACCAATACCTGCTAAAAATGCATCAGTTGCATCACTGCCGGCGGTTGCCATGGCTTTTTGTATACCTTTACCTGATTCAAAGACCATATTCCCCACTGAAGCGATCGTTGTGGGGACAGCACCTAAAACTTTTGATGCACCCCTACCTAGAGGACCTAAGCGTTGTAAAACACCAGCTATCTTGCCCGGGCCCTTGGCGATCGCGCCACCGATACCTTTTGCTGATCTGGCTATAGAGCCAAGCATTTGGCGCGCTTTTCCGCCGGCTTTTCCGAGTGCTTCGCCGGCTTTTTTGCCAAAATCTGTGACTGCGAATTTCATCTTCTGAAGCCGGGTTAGTGGCTTTGGCCCAAGAAACTCTGGTGTTTTCTTGAATTTTCCAAAGAAGTCCTTTATTGGGCCCCCTAAATTCTTAAAACCAATCCTCCACGAAGCAATAGTAATACCGATTCCTTTGAATCCGTCCCACCAACCTTGGACTTTTTCCCAAAAATTATCACCACCTTCAGCAGCCCCTGCTGCAGCAGCCACCAGATCTGGGGTCATTCTAGCAATTGCTTTCTGGGCTTTATTTGCCATCACGGCCAAGTCGTAAAACTTATCAGATACGTCGTCTGTGACCATCATTGCCTTATCAGCTAAAATACCATATGCAGGCTCCAGTGATTTTGCGAAATTTGCTGCTAATTCTGTCTGTGAGCGGATTAATGTTGCGGAATCTTCTAATGTTTTAATTTGGTTGCCGGCTGCATCTGCGGTACCTTCCGCTGTATCCTGGAACACGCTGAGATCTCCGCTCATTGCTCTTGTGAAGTCTGTCGTGCTCAACTCCAATTGCGATGCCATAAACATTTTCTGCTTACGTGTCATATCTTCAACAGCAACACCGGATGATTCTATTGCATCACGAATAATTTTAAATCTTTCTGCCGGATCATCTTCCATCATCAGGGACATGGAATCAACAAAGTTACCGCCGAGAGCGGCGTTCAGACTGGCCGCGGCGTCTGCAGCACCTTCAAATGTGTCAAACTTATCGGTCATGGCAATCAGCTTGCCCATTTCCAAGCCAGTGATCTTTTGAATACGAGCCATTTCCTTGAATGATTTTATGCCGGTTGTTCCCAATTGGGACATTTTTTCTTCTGCACCAGCAAAATCTTCCATCAATTGTGTAACAGGGACTTGCAGAGCTAATGCTGTTTTTCGCATTTCCCTCATACTCTTAGCAGACTGCTGGGCTGTCATGCCCATGGATTTCATACCAACTTGTAGATTTTTAGTATATTGTTCGGTCTCAACTCCAACTTCATTAAACAATGACGCGTCAGAAATTAATGATTTTTGCATATCTTTACTTAGCATCGTAAAGTCTGTTGTGTTGGCGACAAGAGATTTTGTAGCTTTGGTTACCTCTTCATAGCTAACACCCGAAAGCCTTAAATCATCACCAAGCCTAATTGACATTCTTGACAACTCTTTAGATGCGGCGCCTGTTCTTTCTAGCTCTCTGGCAAATGACTGAACGTCATTCATTTTGCTAGACACACCGACTATCATGTCTTTGGCATCTGAAAATGCTTTCTTAAGCTCATCTTGAGCTTTTTTAGCTTCTTTTAATTCATCGGTTGTTTGTTTGAGTTCTTTATTATAGTCTGCGGTGGCAATTGCTAATTCTCTTTTGACTTCAAGAAATTCTTCGGTGCCCTCTCTCATACCTGCGAGTCTAACCTGTAGGCCTTCGAGGTTTTCTCGCATGGTGCCCAAACTTTCGTTTGCCTCATCCAGCTCTTCAGATGACACGTTTACAGTTAAGTCAGCCGCGGTGCCGGCACGATTACCACCACCACCAGACCGGCCTCCGCGGAGGTTTTCTTCTAATAGTCTTTTAATATCGTCTAATGTTGCTGCCATAATAAAAGCTCCCTGTTATAAATAGTAAAAGCCCAAAAAGATGGGCTTTTGTTAATCTAGCGCGGGCCATTAAAGGATGGTTGATTTTGCGCGCTTAGTGTTTGTGAATTTGCTCTGTTACCCTTTTGGGCAGACTCAACTGCTTCTTTTTCCATTTGAAGCTGTTTGGCTAGTCTTTCTGAAAACCATTTTCTTAATCCAACCGGCAAGCTGTATGCTTCTGTAAACGACCAACCGCCCGAGTATTTCATAAAGAAAAAGATCTCATAAACGGATTGCATGTACTCAGCGGTCAGGCCAAAAAAAGTCCGCGGTGAGCGGCACCTCCATAATATCTTCAAAATCACAATTGGCGCACGCAAAATGTTGATCGATATTAATATTTGGGGTAACCGTCTTATATGCTTTTCTGAGAAAAGCAGAATCTTTCGAGGGGATGTTCTCGGCGACGTAGTTTAGTGCCTCTGGCGAATCATTATCATTAACAGATACTACCATGGCACGAATCTGCGTTGTTATCAGATTGTCCGGTCTATTGCCTTTAGTGGTTGAATTGTTGGAGATTCTTTTTTCATCATATCCATTCAAAACCTTAAAAACGATATTTAAACCGCTAGTTGGCAATGCTGCTGAGAATGTTCCGTTCCCATTATCTGTTATGCCTTGCATATCGCCGCCATGGCTAATCTCGGCAAGGTTTAGGTCAAATGAATACTCCTGCTTTGTTTCGCATGCAGGACAGCCAACACTAGTAGTATAAACATTACCATACCCAGAGACTCTGGATGCAATAACGAGGGCGTTTTTATCCCCTACTAATAAGGACGTTACGTCGATTGATTTATCCACGATAATACTTTGGATAACTCTGTCAATTGCTACACCTTGTTTGAGAAGAGATCTAGAAGTTAAGATATCCTCTTCTTTTGCAGTCATTTGTTTAATTTCAATTATTGTTTGGTTGTGGAGCGGATGGCCGACTGCATAAAATCTACCCTTGGAAGGCAACTCAACAAACTCTGTAGGGACAACAAATGAAAAAAGTTGTTCTGGGGAGTTTGTGTTGCTTGCCACAGGAGATTCAGCTTTCTGGGCCGCGTCGCCGCCGCCTACTCTATCTCTATTTCTTGACAATATACACCTCTCGTTTTGTCTTTATTAAACTTGGAAGAAAGTGTTGCCGCCCAATTCTCTTGCGGCGCCGCCTTCTACAGTATCTAGTCTAGCCCAATCGTAGCGAAGTTTTAAGGACAATTCTGTTAAAGAGTCAGATCCGTACTCAAGTGTGCCGCCAAAGTTGACTTCAGTGACAAATGCGTTCCAAAGTGTCCATGACTCGACAACCTTACCGTCAGCGTCAATTTGTGAAATTTTGACTTGACCAAGAGCACCAACAGCTTTAGATTTTGACATACTTGTCAGATCTTCGTTCGTTGCCTTGGTGGGCGGTGTATAGCCGGCTGCTGTTACGATCCCAGCCAATGTTGCAGCTGCATCTGGATCTCCGCCGGGGTCTACCATTGTGATATCACAAGGACTCCATGTTACAGCATTGGGGTAGTAGAATGTATGATTCAAATATTTATGTTCGGTTTCCGACACAGTAAAGGTGGGCTTTGTAACCGATTTTGCGTACCACATCAACGAACCACCCTGTTGTGAGTCAATACCGTCGATTGTGATTGTAAACCTAAAAGCCCTTTTCGGATCTTTTAAAGGTGTATCGGATTCTCCGAAATTTGTTGACCAAAATGCCATTTTTAGTTTTCTCCCTTGAATTAACTAGTTTTTAAATTATTTTTAGTCATCGAAAGATGCACCAGTCGATGCGATAACGAAGTCAATTGCGATGAACTCAATTGCTCTTGCGGGCTTGACCATAATCTTCGCGTAGAGGATGTTTTGGTCAATAAGATCTGGTGTTGTTGTAGTCTCATCGAGAATGAGTCTATAATCTGTGATACCAAATCTAGTCTTGACATTTGCCAAGAATGGCTCAATAAGGCCGGTAAATCTGTCCCATGTGGCTTGAACATTTTGTTCAAACAGAACCTGAGTCGAAAGAACTGAGATTTGCTTCTTCAAGTAAATCACAAGCCTACGTACATTAATTCTGTCAAGTGCAGATGGGCGCTCTTGAAGGGTCTTCTGTCCAAGTACCACAACTCCGTTTGACGGGAACGAGGCAATCGGATTAATTCGTGCGTCGTAAAGTGTGTCTCGCTCTTTCGAAGACAATCTTTCAGAAACCTGCACAACTGGGATACCGGCTGCGCCCTCGGTGAGGCCACCGCGGTTAAAGCCAGCAGGAGCAAACCAAACGTCTGATTTCGCCTCAGAACTGGCCAGAACTCCGGCCATAGCAACAGAGGGTGGAACCCAAACCAACTGACCAGTACTATCATCTCGGGTCTGGATCCACGGGTAGAACGTGCAACCATACGATGAATCAAGTCTCCTATCTTTAAGTGAGTTGGCGGTGCCGACAACATTTAAGTTGGCTCGATTTGCTTTCTTTTGAAACTTCTCGTATACAGGTGTATACACATCCGCCAAATCAATGACAGCCATAGCATCAGCTCTTTCTTCGCAGGTATTAATCATGTGATTTGTGAGATCATCATTAGTTAACCCGGGAGCTAACAGCAGATTCATGTCCAAGAGTTCAGGATCTGCAATTGTGTCAATAGCGCGGCGGTAAGTATGATAGATATAGCTATTATTTTCGGTTGAACTGCCCTTGGTCATCAACGAGTTTGCCAGCGGATCTGGCTTGGTGATATCGAATCCATCGAACCCACCCCAGAACGGTGCTGTGAACTTATCGACACCTGCATCAAGCAAGTCTTTGTAGCTCGAAGTTGCGTGTTCGGCCGAAACCGAAGTGCCGTTAACTCTAGAGCCAGACTCATAATTGAATACGGAGCTTTCTTTCCGGATGTTGTCAAGCGTAAAGATGTATGACCATGGCTGGACGCCGTCGCCAGCATTAACATGATTGGGATCATTCGGGAAGTCGGCGTATAAAAGCCTGTGTAGATCACCGAGACCACTGATCGGGGCACTGGCGTTTGCCTTGCGTGTGGATCTAAATCCATAGTATGCATCGGTCTGATCAACCAAGCCTCCATCAAGTGAGGATGACCTCAACAAGGATGTTGGGAATGCAAAAGTACCAGTAACGTTGTTTAGTCCGGCGCCGGCCAAGATTTGTTGAGTACCAGAATAACCCGCTGCACCTGAAGCAATAAGGGTCATAGTAGAACTATCTGGAGCTGAAATACCTGTGAATGTGTGTGCAGCATATCTTGGCGGGCCGTAGTAGCCGAATGGCAGGAGTGCTGGATCAGTCGCTCCGGCCTCAACATCATTATTCATCTCAATTCTAACAAACTTAGAATTGTTTGGGTACTCACCATAATATCTTAATCTCTTATTGTTGCTGTCCCATTGTCCATACATATCCCCGATTTTTCTTGCGACAAAATCGGGTGAAGCTGGATTAAGATTACAGTTATCGAACCTTTCCATGACTTCGACCCTATTATCAGTATCCATAAGATTGCGTAATACAACTGAGAATGTTCCAAACGGCGATATTCGGCTGTTAGATTGTTTAATTCTCTCAATTGAGACCTTTACGTTCTTATGTAACCATTCGCCATGGCCGCGGCCTTTTAAGCGGAACAATTTTTGCAGGTTTTCTGGATTGAAGTCTCCGTAGGTACCAACATCCTGTGAAATAAACCAGCCTGCGACGGCTTCTCGGCTAGCTTGGTTTTTCATCTGTGACGGGCCTTTTCCGGAGGCAAAGGAACCTGAACCAAGTGCCACGACAATACCACAACTTTGACTAATGTCAAAACCCGAGTTAATAACGTTTTGTTCGAAAGTCTCTCCTAACCAATAATCTTTAGAACCTGATGGGTAAAAAGTTTGTGTATTTCCGCCCCAAAGTTGAGGGTTTGTGTTAAACTGGCTTCTGATGAAGTTTTCAGAGTTGTTATTAAAGTTGAACGTAAATGTCTCTGTACCTTGTGAGCTACCTTGAATGGACATCTTGTAGTTACCGTTTGCATCTGAATTGAGAAGGGCGCCGCATGATGCTGTGGTGGTGAGGGCGCCGCCAGGGCTGCCCCAAAGAGTTCCGGAAAGTTGGATTATACCGTTTTGTAAGTACCAAATTGCTGCACATGTTCCAGTACCAATCTCGCCTATACTCGTGCTCGCAGATGTAAACAAGAACAGGCCGTAAGCTCCACCGTTATCGCCCGGGCTGGACGCGCCACCATGAGTCCACGGTGTTTTATCAGTCTTCCAGCCGGCTGCGGCCGCACTGCCGGCAGCACCGCCGGTTGAAGTTTGTTCTCCCAAAAGCCTTAAGTAGGTAACAGGCGCGACATTGGCGCGTAAGAATGCTTTTGCAGCATAAGTACCATACATTGGCGATTGGAAGTTGCCGTCGCGATATACATCGCCACCAGCATTACCGGGAACAGTTTCGCCGAATAGTTCTACAAATTCTGAGTAGGACTCGACTTTGGTTGGAGAGCCTGCAAGGCCCTTTCTAGAGCGGCCAATAATTACAGGGCCGATTAAATCTGGTGTTCTCGGTCTAAACGAGTTATCAATCTCATTGATAAAGACACCGGGTGAAACAAACTTAAAGTTTTTTACTGACATTTGGTTATATCCTCACTTTGTTATAATTCTTAGATTATAAGTCAATCATCAGTAAATAGTTAATGCATTGTCAAAAGTCTAGAACTGAACAAAGAAAATTGGCTACAGTTCAGGAACTATTCTAAAGGAATGGTGATTTCGCCCGGAAGTGGCACAGATTCGCGCGGGAACGTAACTTCAACAATGTTTTCATCGATTCTTACGAGTCTGCGATCATCATTGCTTCCTTCACCTATTAAATAACCTAAAACTTTGATATTAATGTCGGTCGAAAACATCCGAATTTCCTCGTTTAAGTTGGACATATTGTTATTATGGGCAAAATTTTGCTGAATAAAAGCCTCATAGCGGTGGCCGTTCCTCTTCATTACAAAAGAGTTGATTTGACCCGTACGAGCAATAAATGGTGCCAACAGGTCATTCATTTGTTGTTGGTACTCAGATTTAATGGTAATTTTATAATCAAGCTCAACATACACTGGAATGGGAATTGACAAAGTCTGGATAACTACTTTTTTATTAACTCTAGGGTAATATTTTTGAATCTTTGCATTTTTTGGAAGTTGTCTCATTGATTGAGCAACAGAAAAATTCCTAGTTTTATCTTTGACTATTCTTCTGGCAACAACCATACGGCCGGTTCTTTGATCTTTCTTGTCTGAAAAAGTTTGTGCTTGGTATGAGCCTTTGTTCGCTGGGTTTTTATTTATTCCAGTTCTCTCGACACTTATAAGTGGTAATTTTAAGGCGCCATTTTCGTCTCTAAGATCTTTTTTGTTTTTAATTTGGAATGCGCGCTCTGGTGCTTGCCACAAGACAGGAACCTTTTTGCGACCTTCATTGGTTTGTGATGCAAGGTCCAGATCTACTTTCAGCCACGATGTTATGGCATAGTCTATATTTTCAATGTCGGAAACCAACATGCCAATTTCTTGCAGTGTCATCGAGCCGGTGGCAGGAATATCCGGCAACATTGCAAAGTCAAAATTATCAGGTAGCATCGAATAAACCCCTTCTTGCTCGTTTACATGTGGCAACAATTTCAAATGTTTGATCCACTTGGCCAAATAATTTCCTTGGCTCTGATAACTTAACTATTTCGTAGTATGTTTTACCATACAAAATAAAATCACCTTCTCTAACAAAAAGGTTTTGATCTTCGACCAACCTTCTTCTGTGAAACTGTACACTAATCGCTGCGTCTGAGTCTATACCCATACCCTCAAGATAACTCGTAGATTCGTTCTCGAATTTTATAAGAGCCATAACACGTACGGGAGCTAAAAATGTTTTTTCAACAGCTTCACCGTACATATCATGAAAATTTGTTCTTTCAAGATCAATTGAGTAATATAAAATTGATTGACCAATGACATTTTCAATTAACTCGTCATTGACTTGTTTAACAAGATCGCGCTCTTTCTTGCCTAGAAATAAGGGCGGTGGCGGCTGTTCAGGTCTATCCCATTCGTTTGACATCTAATTACCCCACAAAAATTGGCAAAGGAGAGAAAGCAAATGTTTTTGCTGCTGATTCCGCTTTTTCTGAAGACATTCGAGCCAATTCCTGATATTCAGCATCTTTAAGCATTTCCCTAAGCTTTTCTTTGAGTTCTTGTTGTTCTTCTTTTGCCTGCGATAGCAACTCGGAATGATTTAGAGTTACGGATTCACCGGGAATGGGAATTTGAGCGATTTTGC